AGGTAAATTAAAATAATTTTAAAGAATTAAATGCAATTAGATATATAGCTTAGACCTTATAGGTGTGGCTATGTTATCAGTTCTACTTCCACTTGCATCAAAGATTATTTCTGACGCAGTAAATAAAATTCCTGAAAATGAGGAACTTGGTGAGAAATTAATCGACGTTTGTTTGGTTATCTTAGGTAAGGCTGTAAAGCTTACCAAGACTGATATGGATGATCAACTTCTTGAGACGGTTACAAAGGCTATCAAGGCTAGAGAGGAGTAATCTTCCTTTATATAAATATTAAAAAGAAAGTAACTTACAAGGGCACAAGACATGGCACTTTGGGGAAACAACGACAATGTGGGATCTGCAGGTACAGTTTCCCTGAATTATAGCACTGGAGTCGTCACCGGTTCCGGTACGTCATTTGGTATTGACGGTGGTTGTTCGGAAGGAGATGTGATCAGATTTGGTACTAGAGGTAGTGGTAACACCTATTATGGTGATGCTGTCATCGTAAGTATTGCAAACTCTGAATCACTGACCATCGGTTCAACCATGGGTCTGAGTGGTGCAGCTATTGCTGGTAAGCAATTTACCGTATCTCAACTTCCTAAATCCAGTGTCTTGGATGCTAAGTTTAGTGAAGCATCATACGGAGCTGATGACTCTGTAGTTTATGGTGTTGAGAATGGTCCAGGTCTCCTGGGTGCCAACACTCAATACAATGTAGCTGCTGAGGGTTGGGTTGGTGTTACCACCTATCTTGACAACCTTGGTAACTTGAGAGTTAAGAAAGAAACTCTCGTTGCAATGTCGGGTATCACTACATCCACTGCATTCCCTTATCCAACACCTGAATGATAAATGTTATTTAATGAATTGAATGAGGAAAATTTCCTCATCTTCGCTATTAAAAATTATGAAAATCCGCAGGCTGTTACCAGGGAGGATTTTGATAAAGATCTGAGTCGTTTCAGATATATCAAAAGACTCCTTAAACGATACAAAAGTGGAGGGGAATTAAAGGTTCATCTTTTAATAAACCATTTCATTATTTTGTATAACATCTTTGGTGATGCAACAACACCCATGTTGTTTTACAAGATTGATAAAAGTTTGTGGTCTTCGATTAAAACATTTATTGTATTCCTAGACAAATTACCGGAGTTCCCAAAGTCATACATTCATGAGATCGAGTTAGATCAAAATTGTTTAGATGCTCTTAATGGTATAACTAATGGATAAAGACAAAATCGACAGAGTTATTGATGCATTTCGTTCGGCAATGTATAGTGAGTTCAGTGTCAATGAGGAAGGCATGGTGGCAAATCCTCCTGGGGGATCTGGGGGATTTAGTGGCTCCTCCCCTGCTGCTGGTCCTACTGCTGGTTTTGACCCCACTATGAAATTGGATGGTCGTAATAAGTATGTAAAGAAAGCCATTAAGGATTTGATGGATAGAAGTCAGAAGAGAAAAGAAAAGAAGGCAACAAAAAAAGCTTTGGAATTTAATCCATACTTCAAACCTCATGGACGATCAAGTTAAGATTGCGGTCATAGAGCAAAAACTTGAGGACTTAAAACCAATTGTTCTTAGGATTGACTCTGCAATCCAAAAATTATCTGAGGTAAATATAACTGTGAGTAGGATGCTTGCAGTCCATGAAGAACGCATATCGAAACAGGAAGAAATCGACACAGTACTGTTTGCTAAAATTGACAAACTCCGTGATAAAATGGACGGGGATCATGAGCTCGTATTGCAAAGAATACGTGAATTAGAAAAACGTGTATGGATGGCAGTGGGTGGTCTCGCTGTCTTGACCGTTGGTATGAGGGTTATGACAGTCTTCCCCAATCTCTTGACAAACCCCCCTGAGGTATCTACAATAGAAAGACTACATTCCGAGTGATATGGATTTTATTGATGTTAAGTACATCAATCTGATTTCCTCTAGATTACCCAAATTCAAAAAGGTTAAACCACATCTGTACAACTTCCGTTGTCCTATCTGTGGTGACAGTCAGAAACACAAGAACAAGGCAAGAGGGTATTTGTATCGGGTCAAGAACAATACCAACTTCAAGTGTCATAACTGTGGTATCAGTGTGTCATTCAATAGTTTCTTGAAGGATCTAGATCCTGAGACACATAAGGAGTATGTGTTTGAGAAGTTTAAGGATGGAAAGAGTGGAAAGAATTTTGTTGCTGAAAAGCCTGAGGAGATATTCTCCAAGTTGGATTCTTCTAAACCCAACTTTAAAAAGAAAATCACTATTGATCTCCCTAGCGCTTTTGATATCAACACCTCAAAGGTATATCTTGAGAGCAGAGCAATATTCCGTGGTAATTTCTACTACGCAGAAAACTTTCAAGATTTTGTAAACACAATCAAACCAGGCACTTTTAGTAATACAAAGTATGGTGAACAAAGGATTGTGATTCCTCTTGTCAGGAATGAGAAACTTATAGGTATTCAGGGGAGAGCCCTATCTTCAAACCCTATTAAATACTTAACCATCATGTTAGATGATGATGCTCCAAAGATCTATGGACTCGACAACATTGACACCAAACGACCAATCTACATCATCGAAGGACCCTTCGACTCCACGTTTGTGGAGAACAGTGTTGCTATGTGCGGGGCCGACATTGATATTGGGTCGTTTGGTTGGAGCGATTATATTTGGGTTTATGATAATGAACCTCGGAACAGAGAGATCAACAATAGAATCTCCAGAACCATTGACAGAGGAGAGAAGGTAGTTATCTGGCCTTCTAATATTAAAGAGAAGGACATCAATGACATGGTTCTATCTGGACATAAAGTTCAGGAGATATTAGAATCAAACGTATATCAAGGTCTACAAGCAAATCTAAAATTTACCACCTGGAAAAAGATATGAGTAACGGATTGAAAGTCACGAAGAGAAACGGATCAGTAGAAAAGCTTGATCTGGATAAGATGCATAAGATGGTTGATGAGGCATGTAAGGGTCTGGCTGGTGTATCTGCCAGTCAGGTTGAGATGACATCAGGTATTCAGTTCTACGATGGTATCACCACTGAAGAGATCCAGGAGATCCTTATTAAGTCTGCTAGTGACCTGATTGATCTGGAACATCCTAACTATCAGTTCGCTGCTGCTCGTCTTCTTTTGTTTGCAGTTCGTAAACAATTGTTTGGCAAGATGCATGAACTACCCACACTGGTAGATCACATTCAGAAACTTGCATATGATGATGTATATGATAAGTCTATCTTCACCAAGTATTCTTTAGAAGAAATTCAAAAGGCAGAGTCATTCATTGATCATGATCGTGACTACCTATTCACCTACGCTGGTTTGAGACAGGTTGTGGATAAATACCTAGTCCAAGATAGGAGCAGTGGAACAGTCTACGAGACACCACAGTTCATGTACATCATGATTGCGTTGACTATCTTCCAAGAGTATCCCAAGGAGACCAGACTATCTTATGTCAGAAGATACTACGACGCAATCTCCAAACACAGGATCAACATCCCGACACCAATCATGGCGGGGGTCAGAACACCCCTGCGTCAATTTGCATCTTGTGTTCTCGTTGATGTTGATGACTCCCTCGATAGTATCTTTAGCAGCGATATGGCTATTGGCCGGTATGTCGCACAAAGGGCTGGTATCGGTATTAACGCTGGTAGAATCCGCGGGATCAACTCTAAAATCAGAGGCGGAGAGGTACAACACACAGGTGTGGTCCCCTTCCTCAAAAAGTTTGAAAGCACTGTCAGATGCTGTACACAAAACGGTATCAGAGGTGGTTCTGCTACAGTTCACTTTCCTATCTGGCACCAAGAAATAGAAGACATCCTTGTTCTGAAGAACAACAAAGGTACAGAAGATAATCGCGTAAGGAAACTTGACTACTCCATCCAACTCTCCAAAATCTTCTACGAAAGATTCATTACTAACGGAGAAATTTCCCTCTTCAGTCCTCATGATGTGCCTGGGCTCTATGATGCTTTTGGTACTGATCGCTTCGATGAGCTTTATATACACTATGAGAGAGCTCAAGACGTACCAAGAAAAACTGTCGGAGCTCAGGAACTCTTTCTTGATCTACTGAAGGAGAGAGCAGAGACTGGTCGTTTGTATATCATGAACATCGACCACTGTAACAGTCACTCCTCCTTCAAAGACAAGGTAAATATGTCTAACCTTTGTCAGGAGATTACACTTCCTACAGAACCATTGAGTCATATTGATGAGGAGATGCCAGGTGAGATTGCCCTGTGTATTCTGTCAGCTGTCAACGTAGGTAAGATTAAGTCCGATGAGGAACTAGAAGACCTGTGTGACCTGTCTGTGAGGGGTCTGGAGGAGTTGATTGACTACCAGGAGTATCCTGTAAGAGTTGCAGAGGTTGCAACTAAAGCACGTCGTTCACTCGGTGTTGGTTTCATCGGTCTTGCACACTATCTTGCCAAGCTAGGTTATAACTACGACTCACAGGAGGCATGGGATGCCGTCCACGGGTTGTCTGAGTCGTTCCAGTATTACCTTCTTAAGTCTTCCAATGAAATTGCCAAAGAGAAGGGACACTGTGAATACTTTGGACGTACTAAGTACAGTGATGGACTCCTTCCTATCGACACGTATAAGAAAGATGTTGATGAGATTTCTACACAGGCTCTTGTCCATGATTGGGAAGCGCTTAGAGAGTCGATTCTGGCTCATGGACTACGGCACTCAACATTGTCTGCTCAGATGCCATCAGAAAGTTCTTCCGTTGTGTCAAACGCAACGAATGGTATCGAACCACCTAGAGACTATTTGTCCATTAAGAAGAGTAAGAAGGGACCCCTTAAGCAGATTGTACCGTCTTATAACACACTTAAGAACAATTACACACTCCTATGGGAAATGAAGAGTAACGAGGGGTATATTAATGTCGTTGCTGTCATGCAAAAGTTCTTCGACCAAGGTATCTCTGGTAACTGGAGTTACAATCCAGAGAACTATGATGACAATGAAGTACCTGTGTCTCAAATGGCTAATGACCTTTTGACTACATATAAGTATGGTTGGAAGACTTCTTACTACCAGAACACCTACGACATCAAAACTGACGAGGTGGTAGAAGATAAGTCCGAACTCAATAGTTTATTAAACGAACTAGAATCAGTAGAGGAGGGAGAGTGTGAATCCTGTGCAGTTTAAGGTTTCATCGGTTTACGATAAGAAAATGAATGAGGTGAAGGGGATGACGGTATTTAATACCGAAGTCCATGATAACAAAAAACAACCTATGTTTTTTGGAAAACCCCTAGGGGTTCAAAGATACGACTCATATAAGTATCCTATCTTTGAGAAACTAACGACAACACAACTAGGATACTTCTGGAGACCAGAAGAAGTATCTCTCCAGAAAGACAGAGCAGACTATCAGACCCTCCGACCAGAACAAAAACATATCTATACTTCTAATCTGAAGTATCAGATTATGCTCGACTCTATTCAGGGTCGTGGTCCTGGTATGGCGTTCATTCCATACTGTTCTCTTCCTGAACTAGAAGCGTGTATGGAAGTGTGGGGATTTATGGAGATGATCCATAGTCGTTCCTACACATACATCATCAAAAATATCTATCCTGATCCATCAGATATTTTTGACCACATCATCACTGACGATAGAATTCTTGAGAGGGCCAAGAGTGTAACTCAAGCCTATGATGACTTTATCAACGCCGCACAAGAGTGGGGTAATGGTAATCTGTGGACTGAGGATTATAGAGACTCAGCTGTAAAAGAGTATGCAATCAAAGATCTTAAGAGAAAGCTATTCAGAGCTGTCGCGAACGTTAATATTCTTGAGGGTATTAGGTTCTATGTTAGCTTTGCTTGTAGTTTTGCATTTGGTGAACTCAAACTCATGGAGGGGTCTGCGAAGATTATTTCCCTCATCGCACGTGACGAGAACCAACACCTTGGTATCACCCAGAACATTCTAAACAAGTGGAAGGCTGGTGATGATCCTGACATGAAACAAATCATGAAGGAAGAAGAGGAGTGGTTGTATATGATGTTCGACAAGACTGTTGATGAGGAGAAGAGATGGGCAGACTATCTCTTCAAAGATGGATCAATGATTGGTCTCAACGATGCACTTCTCAAGAAGTATGTCGAGTGGGTTGCCAATCGTAGAATGAAAGCTATTGGCCTTAAGCCTATTTACGATGTCGCTGCAAAGAATAATCCACTTCCTTGGACACAGCATTGGATCTCTTCTAAGGGTCTTCAAGTCGCTCCCCAAGAGACGGAGGTCGAATCATACGTGGTCGGAGGAATCAAACAGGACGTTAAGAACGACACCTTCTCAGGATTCAAACTCTGATCTAATTGGTGACTGGAATGACTATGCTCTGGGTCTCTACATGGAGGCCCAGAAAATTCAAGCGAAAAAAATTGATGACTACATATTTCAGGACTATGAAGAATAGTGAGTGTGTGACTACGAAAACCCCTGGATCTACATGGGTACCCCTTTTGACGGGAGCCTTATTGGGGACAACTATGGCTTTGTGTATCTCATTACCAATAAGTCAAATGGACGACAGTACATTGGGCGAAAGTATTTTTGGTCGTTTAGAAAACCACCAGGGAAGAAAAGAAAAGCAAAGGCAGAGTCTGACTGGAAGAAATACTTTGGGTCATGTCCTGAACTAAAGGAAGATGTGATCAAGTATGGTAAGGATAATTTCTCCCGTGAGATTTTGTCCCTACATAATACCAAGGGAAAGGTAAACTTTGAGGAGACCCGACAATTGTTCCTCAATGAGGTGTTGTCTCAACGGTTGACAGATGAGACGCCACTGTACTACAATTCCAACATCCTCGGACGGTATTACCGCAAGGATTATTTTAATGTTTAATTTATTTTCAATTTATGACTAACAGAATTATCGCTGCTCTTATGAGTGTAACTGGAGTATGGGCAATTGCTGCCTGCGCAGGATCCACAACATTGGAGGAAGAAGTAGATGTCAGCGTAAATGAAGAGAAGTCTGTAGAGATTCAAAAGGTAGTAGAGAAGTGGGACTGCCCCGGTTGTAATCCTAACGAACGTTATGTTCTGAGCAAACTTCAAGATTACACCAAGATCACTGATCGTAATGCTCTCTCAACTCTGATGGGCAACATCAAGTCAGAGAGTAATTTCCATCCAAATATCTGTGAAGGTGGTGCAAGAGTTGCTTATCATCAGTGTCACTCTGGTGGTTATGGTTTGATCCAATGGACCACAGTTGGTAGATACAATGCCCTGGGTAACTTCTGTCGAAAATATAGTTGTGACCCGAGTAGTCTTGAAGGACAAACTCGTTTCCTGGTGAACGAAGTACACTTCCAAAAAGTTCTACCCGAATTTGAAGGAACCGGATGGTCAATCCGTCAGTACATGGCACCTGCATATTACTGGTTGGGATGGGGTATCAAAGGGTATCGTGAAACCTTTGCTCATGAGTACTATGCCAAAATGGTAAAGGTCACAACACCCTTGACAGAAGGCTGATACCCTCTTATAGTATATGAGTGGTTGAGAGACCACTGCGGTGACCCCCTTGACGGTTCAGGGTTAGCGGCGATAGGAACCGTCATTGGGTCAGTAGCTCAGTGGATAGAGCATCGCACTTCTAATGCGTTGGTCGGGGGTTCAAATCCCTCCTGACCCGTTGGGTACTTCCCATACTATTATCAATTATGAATGTAAACCTTTCCGATTTTATATACGTCGTTGATGATGTCCTCACAGGGGACTTCTGTAATCATTTGATTGAACGATTTGAAAATGATAGTCGGATTGAATTCGGCATGATTGGTGATGAAGAATGTAAAAGAGTCGATAAGTCTATCAAAGACTCTATGGATCTTCATATCTCCAGTCTTGATGATTGGAAAGATGAAGATGAAGTTCTATTTAAAGCGCTGAATAAACATATTAAAATATACCTTCAGCATACGGACTTTTTAAATGATCCAAATGGTATCTCCTATGAACAATTAACTGATACGGGTTATCAAATACAACGTACATCTCCGAGTTCAGGATACACCTGGCATCATGATAGTATGCAGGGTCTGTACGTAAGAACATATGGAATGCGACACTCCACATTCATTTGGTATCTTAATGACATCGAGAATGATGGTTATACTGAATTTGTAGATGGTACTAAGGTACAACCAAAGACTGGAAGAATGTGCATCTTCCCTTCTACTTGGAACTATTATCATCGTGGTTACCCACCACTTGATGAGATTAAATACATAGTCACGGGATGGCTACACGCTTAATGGACCCGATTGAACTCCTACGAATCATCAGTTGTCTTGAGAGTGCTCACCATCATCTGAGGATCAATGACTTCCCAGAAGATCAAATGGTTGTTAGAAAGATGTGTGACAGATACTACAAAACTTACTTCAAACTTTGTAAAGAAATTGGGAGAAACCCTTATGGCTGAACTCTATCCGTTATTCACATACACAGGACTTGGATTCTGTGTCCTCATTGGTCTCTCATGGGGTATTTCACTATTTGACAAAAGTGGTGAAGTTTGATACAATAAAAGAATACGTTGGCCTATAGCTCAGTTGGTAGAGCGCGGAGCTGTTAACTCTGTTGTCCTAGGTTCGAGTCCTAGTGGGCCAGTAAGACGGGGAATGAGCTCGCCCGCGACGGTGTTAACCACACTGTGATCT